ACCTTTTAGCTGATTAATTTGATCAGCAAACTGACCGAGTGCGCCTTGGTCAACTAGCTCTTCGCTAGTGTAGCTGTTTGTTACCGTGGTTGGTTTCTTGCTTGCAATATCGTAAGCAGTAACGACCGTGCCTGAAGTCTTGCTGTCGACTTCGGGCTTGGTGTAGACGTCAGCGCTGTTGGCTTTGTCGGCTGTAAGCGTGGTTATCTCTTTGTCAACATCGGCTTTGGTAGCCTTGGTATCTACGTCGGTTTGAATCTTGCTTATGGCACTGTCTAAATCTACCGGGCTAACTGTGCCGGCGGGATCAATGACAACATTGACAGTGGTGCTGTCACCGATTGCCATGTTCATTGCAATGTTGATTGCGTCTGTTGAGCTGTTCGGTAAGCCTGCGCACAGAAGCTTGGTACCTTCAATTGGCGTTACCGCAATTAAGGTCTCGGTGCCTGATCCGGCTTTGGCAAACCAGCCAACTGAGCTGAACGTGAGGTCATTAGTCAAGCCTTTATTTGAAAAGACAGCTTTGACGGATACAGTGCTGTTGTCCATAGCTTCAACGCTGACGCCCACCGACATAAGCTGCCCCGTTAATGCTGTCAATGCCCTGACCTGATCGTCAGTCATCGAGCTAACGTCCTGCGAGAACAGTTTTGCTGAGGTGTAGGTTACTTCACCGCCAAGCAGGATTGACTTGCCGGCTGTCGTAATCAGCGACTGCTTGAATTTACCCAACGTAAATCACCCCCCTAACATTTGTTACGCCGGTTGGAGTGGTTAGCTGTTCTCCGGTAAGTGCTGTAATAGCTTGGATATCTTTGTCAGCCATGTAAGCTCCTTTCTATTCTGCTTGCAAATTGTAAATTTCATTGTCAACTAGTTGAGTGCCGATATAGCCTTGGTACTGCGTCTCGACTTCGAACACAATTTCATCAAGCCAGTAGCCCAGTGCCAACATTCTTTGAAGATTTCTGATAATGAACTTCTCCATAGTTGGCGACTTGACCGCTTCAAACGGAATCTGCATGCCGATATGGCGGATGCCCGTTTGCCAGATCTTGAAGCCTTGATTGGCTTCGAGTGCGCTCGACGTTACCTGGACGATTGACGGGACCGTGCCTTGTGCATGAGACAAGAGATGACTAATATGGATTAAGAATCTGAACGCATCGTCGTCTGTTGACGGTCGATAGGTTTTAACATCCTTACCAAATAAATCAAGTGTTGTTCCTTGGGCGTCACTGATGGCGCGCCAGTGCTCGACCTGTTTGGCACTGGTGTCGATTGCTTCAAATGGCGCGTTGAAAGCATCGATCAACTTGTACATGTTGCTGCCCGGTGCTTTTTCCCAATATGATGAAATTTCAGCCAAAAGCTGATCCGTTGTCTCATACGCCATTGACTGTCACCTCGATATGGTCCGCTTCACAGCTTGGAGCCTCGAACTGCGAGCACTTGATGTCATCTGATGCCAGCTTATCCATTGCCAGTCCAATCTGAATCTTGGCTTCTTCGACGCCAGGAATTACATAGACTGGCGGATATAGCTTGGTCAAGAAGACCGAGTCGCCCATTTCAAGCTGGTTGATGTAATTGATGATTGCCTCTTTGACATTATCGGCTCCTTCATCAGCGTCGAATTGCTCATTAGCCGTAATATCAACACTGACATAAATTGGCAAGTCTGTGCCACTGTCAAAATTGATCGTACGCGTATTGCCTGCTGCATCGTTAACGTCAATTGCTTTAGTTCCATCCAACGTAATGCCAGCAGCAATGTGATTTGCCAAGCAGTCGGCAATATCTTCATCCTGTCCGCCTAAGACATAGATGTGCACAGAATAGGCAGGATTACCAGACGCATCATTCTGGTTAGACGGATTCTCAACAATTCCAACTTGACGCACGCCAGGAAGATTCATTAGCGCTGACTTGATTCCGGCAGCCGTTGGACCTGGTCGGTCAGCGTTTTCCAAAATCAGTCGTGCCCTGTACTCCCCATCCTCTTCACGGTCTTGTCCACCGGCGGCAGCTTGAGGATTGGTTACCGAGATGATGTCATCATTAGGATTAGACACGATAGTGATTGAGCCGGCTGGGACGTTGTTCATCTCTCCGGTTTCGTCACTTTCGAGTTCGCCAACTCCAATCCAATTGCCATTTGTGTCTTGTGCTGTCAGAACATCCTTAGTTAAAGAAAAGACGATGCCATCCTCTGTTTCAAACTGTTCGCCAGCTTGGACCAGATACTGATCGTCCGTTTGGATTTGCAGATTTACGCTTGAGGGCATTTCTACTTTGCGAGGCAGCCCCAAATTGGCACCCAATCTATCAAGAGAACTATTTGTAGCGGTTGAAATAAATGCACTGTAGTATTCTTTTTGCAGTGTCTGAATCAATAGCGTCTCTCGCCAAGCAATCAGTCTTGCAATAATTCCAAAATTTGAATTGCTTGTCAATGCGATGTCCTGACCGAAGTTTTGAATAAAATCATCTTCAACGCTGTCAAGTATTTCATTATAAGTGGGCGCCAGGAATCCTGTTTCCGTTAGTCCAAAATTAATTGCCAATGCCAAAGCCTCCTTTCACTTCTTGTTTACTATCGTTGTCAGTTACCGTGCATCTGAAATCTACTCTCAAACGTCTCATTGGCAACTTTGTAAATTTGATTGAATCTACTGTTTCAACTTCCGGCACATTAGCTTCAATCGCGGTAGTCATATCAGCTGCCGCCAACTTAGAATTGAAGTTTTTGCCAAGAAAATTGCTATAATCGGCACCTTGGTCTGGATCAAGATTGACCATCTCACCATAGCGGATGAGGAGCGTTGCTCTGATTCGCTGGGCTATTTCTTCAACGCCTGTGATCAATTCCAAATCATGTGTTGTTGGGTCAATGACCAGATCACCGTTTTCTGTAACGCACAAATCTTTAGCCATTAATCGCATCGCCTCCAAGTACCGCTATAACTATTGCATCGTTAGCGTTGTGTAATCTCGAACTGTTCGGCGTGTAGGTGTTGATCTCGCGACCGCCTTTCCAATTGTCATTGTCACGATCCAGCACAACTGCAACGACCGGCACGCCGGTACGCATAAAATGCTGTTTTGGATAATGATTAAGATTAGGCTTCAAACGATCAAAGATGTCATCAATGATGTAGCAATTTTCGGCAACTGGTACGTCAAGAAATTGTGCTGACTCAGTGCCATCACTGAAATTGGCTAATGGCTGAATGTCTGCAACATGCTTTTTGTTGTTGTACTTAACTACTTTTGCAATAAAAGCGCATCTAATTTCTGAAAGAATGCCCCACTTCAATTTGGCGAAGCCATTAAACCAGGCTTTGCGTTGCTCATTCTGTGATTGAGCCATTGTTGCCTCCTAAACTTTTGCTATCGAACATTGTGTTTGCGGATTTTCACCATCAAACGTGTGCTTGCCGGATTTGACATAGTAATCACCGGTCAAGTATTTACTCTTCATACGAATGCCAACATTAACCGTAATATCAGGAACTAATGGGATTGTGATTTCATAAGTATTCTCACCATTATCAGCTTCATCTGATGCTGGTGGCTCTACCAAGTCTTGGTCATCAATTACATACCAGGTTCTCCTGTGGACTTTAGGATTGATGATTTCAAGCTTCCCCTGAATGTAGGCCATCATGGATCCTGTTTTCTTGACAATCTGTTTGAGCAAAGTCAAAGGCTTGCCTGTTGCGGTGTAAGCCTTCTTTAACTTCGGATTCTTGGCTAAATCAATCTTGGCAATCTTAATGCCAGACTGACTTGCAATGCCTTTGATCAGCGTCCTGTAATTAGTACCCTTGCGGTAAGTTTTATTGACAAGCTTCGTCTTGATTCTGCGCGTCTTGACTGACCTTCTGACTAGCTTGCCTTTCTTGTTGCGTACCTTGACCGTCTTGTGACCGGTTACTCTAGACTTCTTAGTAATTTTCATCTTGCGCGCCTTGATATTGGCGTAATCAGTGCCCTCAGTAAACGTAATGACTTGCGATTCAGTAACGCCATCGCTGGTTGGCACATCAATCTTGGTAATGTAGCCTTCGGCAAGAATCTTTTTCGATTTGCCCCAGTTGAAAGCTACATAACACTTCTGCTTTCTGCGATAGAAGGCACGGTGTTGCTTCGACAAGTTGTACAATGTGACCGTGTTTTTTTGCGGTGTAGGTATGTCTGCAAAGTTAACTTCAAATCCAAATGGGTAGTTGTGCTCATAAGTTTCGTCATTATAGACGGTTTGAGTTTTGCCACTGCCGTTTCTGCAAACAAACCAGATATGCGGATCTTTAGTTATAATTGCCACTAGTAGCTCACCTCTTCATCAGTTTCATCATCAGTTGGCTCTGACGGATCATATCCAAGTGGTTGAATTGTTGGATCTTCCGTTTCAGAGCCATTAGGGTCGACAACATCAAGGTAGGTTTGAACGTCAAAGCCCAGCTCGCCTTTGCCAGCATCTTTTGCCTGACCGGTCTCGTCCATCACACGCATATCAGTGCGAGGAAGTCTTGGATCGGGTATGTCAATCCCAACAAGCTGACCAAGCAGAAGCGGTTCTTGTTGCAGTAGGGTTTCGCCATTCTGCATAATCGTGATCGTGTAGTAATCAGCAATCGAGTTGTAATCAATCCTCAATGTGTAAACCTCACCGGCTAATTCGATGTCAAAGATGTCAGGCAAATCAGATGTATCTATTGGTACGTAATTCCTCATGCTATCTCACCCGAATCTTTCTGCCTGCGTATATTAGGTTTGGATTTTTGATGTGGTTGACTTGGGCAAGCCATTTAACAGACTTGCCGTACTTATTGGATAAGCCCCACAGCGTATCACCACGCTTGATCGTTATCGCCGTATAGAGCTTGTGTCGCGTCCCAGCGAGTGTCTTTGAAGACTTAGACGATCTCTTTTTGCTGATCGTAATCTCAGCGGCTCGAACAAATGTGAATGTGATCGATACTTGCATTGTATTTTTGAAGCCTGTAAATTGACGACTTAATTCTGACATTATCAAATGCTTATAATAGATGTCGCCTTTGAACGTCAGCTCCGTATGGTTGCTGTGCCAGCTTCTCAGCTTGACCCATTTACTGTGAGCATCGCCAGTGTCTGAATCTGATATCAGTCCATTGATCGAAATTGTTTTGCTAGTAAACCGTGCATAACTGCTTCTTGGTGCGCCCTTATCCACAGCCCAGCTAGTAATGTTTGATGAATTGCTTTCAGATTCGGAATTAACTGGCGCAAAGAAAACCATATCGCTAGTCCCACCATTCTCGGTAGGATAAATGGCCATGTTGCCCTCATTCGTAAATTGTTTGGCATGCTCTTGAATGGCGCTAGCCATCGCAGCCTGATCAGTTTCTTTTGTCTTTGTGACTAGCTGCTTTTTTGCGTTGGCAGCTTTCAGCTCTTTTGTTAGAGCCGCCCTGCGCTTCATCTTAGCTTGGTAGACCTTATGCCAATTGTCTGACCTAGTCTGATATCTTTTCTTTGCAGCCGCGGTCTTGGCATCTTTTGCCATCCTGGCATAAGTATTCGACTCAGCACGTGCCTTAGTGGCAGTGGAGTAAGCCTTGTCAATCTGAGATTCAAGCGATTTGACTGTTTTGCTGGCTCTGTGTTCAGCAGTTGTTTTTTTTCGCTTTGATTTAGCCATCGATTAAATCCTTTCTAATAAACTGACGGATCGCTGCCAAATTCGTCGCCTACATTTTCAGCAAACTGTGCAAGCAGACGTCCGACTTCGTCTTTGATCATACTTGCATATTTCATTGCGTCTTTCTCCGAGCTGATTGGACCATTGATGTTGATATTGATTGTCGGTGCTTGACTTGTCTTGTGTGAATCTGTTGGTCTGTTAATCTTTGGAAACTTAATAAAGTTGGCGAGATCTTGGACCTTGCGCTTGGTCGTCTCGTTAGTATCAACCTTTACGGGACCATCAGCTGTAATCAGCTCTGGCCCGTTTTCGCCAGCAATGAATGGCGTGTGAGCAGCCGGCTTGCCACCTTTGGCATATCTTTTGGCACCAGTTGGACCCCAGCCACCCAGCGTTAAGTTCTGACGCCATGTGGAATCATTGAACATAGCAAGCAATTGGTCATAGCCATTAAGTATGTTTCTATGACCTTTCACTGCATAATGCTGGAATGTTGGGTCAATAAATTGGATAAGTCCTTTAGATGGAGTACCTGCGTGAGCATTAGAGTCCCAATTGTTAGTAATCGTTGGATTACCGCCAGACTCGTGCTCAATAACAGTCAGAATGTGGCTTAAATCACCCGCAGTAAGGCTTACGTGCATTACACTTGCGGCACGCTCGATCACTTTACGCCATCTTGCTACGCCGTCACCAGCTGGGTTAGCTAAGTCGCCTAGATTATTTTCAATCCATTTCAAAGCAGAGGAGCCTAATTCACGCTTGGCTAACGCCATCAATGACTTGCTTGGAGTATTCTTGGAAGATCCAGTGTCCTGCTTTAAGCCTTTAACTCGACCAAATAATGGTGAGCCTTTGCCAACGACACTCGATAAAGTATTCATGTGAATACCTTGAGAAGGTGATTCTGCTGAGAAGTATTTGTTACCGCCAGCATAGACACCCACATGGTCGCTACCTCCGGCACCCCAAAATACTAAATCGCCCATCTTGGCGTCTGCCTTTGAGATATGGTTGGTCATTGCGTACTGTGAAGCGGAGTAGTGCGGATAATCAATGCCGTACTTTTTTCTCAATGCGTACATGACTAAGCCAGAACAGTCGAACGCGCTTGGTCCGGCTGCACCCCAGACGTAATTGTGACCCTCACCGTAGTCTTCAACAGCTTTCAGCAGTCCTCTTGCCGGACCACCGGAGCCACCTTCGATTGCGTTGTTGATTACAGTCCACATTGCGTTTGACCATGCGTTGCCGAGCTTGGTAGATGCGTTCTTGGCTAAGTCGGTCATGCCGGCTTGGATATCCGGCTGTTGGACCTGCACGTTAACAGTGTACATATCGTGGAAGCTCTTAGCCGAATCACGTCCGCTCTTTTCAGCTAGCTTTATCAGCTCTGAATGAGACATGCCTGAACCTTTGGCGAAGTGCGTTAAGCCGGTTTGTTGTGTCTGCCTGCCATTAAGCACGCCCCAACCTCGTGGAATCATCATTGTCACGTTCGAACCACGTGGCATAAAGACTTCATTTTTATCCGATACCAAAGCTTCTTGTCTTGGACCACTTGTAGCATCGTTGATCATGGCATAAGTATTTTGAGTTAATCGACCGTTGGCATCAGTACCAGTAGCAAACTTAACCGGCTTAATAACCGATGTATTGCCACCGAATTGTCCTAATACCTTGTC